TTATCACTGGAATCGCCGTGATCGATTACAACATATCGATTTGCATTGAAACCAGATAGTTCAAGGTGACCCATCACACACTTTGATTTTGTTTTCTGAATCAAGGTGTCGGTATCAAATTGATTTTCTTGATTAATCCAAGGCACAAGAAGAACACCTAGGTTATCAAGTTTGATCTCAGTGGCTTTATTGTAACAAACCACATTGTCATATTCACCCAGAAGAAGACTAATTGCATTGATGTCGTTAGTGTTCTTGTAGTATGCAGTGTGGTTACCAATAATGGTGTGAACGGTCACACCCATTCTTTTTAAACGGTTGTAATAATTTTCTTTGGCCCAATCCAGAGCCCAAAAATCAATACCCCTACGATTATCAAAGGTATCACCCATATCAACGACAGTGGTGATACCTTCTTTTTCTAAAGTAGGAAAGAATACTTCATTGTAAAATTTCAAGAAATATTCATGAAACAACTTGGATCCTTTACGAGCTCCAAAATGTTGGTCAGTGATGATTGCAATCTTCACAACTTACCTCCAACGACTCCATCATAAATTGATTGTGAATTTTCAAAACCTTCTTGTTTTCCCTTCAGATAAAACCTTGTAGCTTCAATGCATTGTTCTTTTGTCAGAGATGAAATTACTGAAGTACCATCCTTCAAAAAACTTTGCCAAAGAAACTTACATTTTTGCACACGAAAACATTCATCAATCCAGAAATCATCATCAATAGTCATCAGTTATACCGATAATTAATATTGTCTTTGATAGTGTTGTAGTCACTCTCAGTACCAGCCATCATACCATCATCTGAGAAAACTTCACTGTATCCACTTCTTTCGATAATCTTTGATTTAATCTCAAGTTGTTTCTTTTCCTTTTGAATTCTTCTCAGAAATGCGTAGTGAATAATCTGAGTAAAATAAGCAAAAGGATTTGAAGATTTTTCTGGGTCGAAGTTATTAATATACTGGACGCAGTTTTCAATACCATCACAAATCATATCATCCTTGAACATATAGTTCACGAAGTTTGGTTTGTATGATAAGTGAGTTGCAATCTTTAAAAAACATTCACCAAGATAATTTGTAATTCTTGGTTTTGGTTCACCCTGTTCTTGTGCACGGCGAACTTTAGCCTTGTATTCAACAATGGCTGCAAGAAACTCTTTGTTGTTGACGTAGTGTTCTGATCTGCGTCTTTTAGTCATCATTACGGCGTACATATCGACCCTTTTTATAGTCACTGAATCATTATATCAAATGATCTGATGCTTGACAAGCTCCTCAAAAGTCAGTATAATAACTCTGTCAGGGTTGAAGAAACAGCTCTAAGAATTCTCTTTGAGCTTAAAGATTCTTTCTAGGCTTTCTCTGGCCTCTTCAACAGATGATACAAAACCTAGATGAGTTGATACCCCGACTTTAATTGGAGTTGAATCTTCATTTTCCTTATTTAGAGACTTAACCCACTTACGATATGTGTTAATGATCTCACGGTTCTCACATCTAGTGTAGTAGATAATATGTTTAAGTTCAATGCAATGAATACGATCATCACTCATTTTGAGCCAAGGATCTACCTTGTAGTAACAAACATTTTGTCTTCTAGATGGAATCTCTTTGATGATGCAAGGATCAATGGCCATAATAGCTTGAACATCATCTTCATAAAACTCTTCAACTTGTGCGAAGATTTCTTCTCCACTTACCAACTTTATAACTGCGTAGATATTCATTTTTACCTCATTTTGATAGGGATTATTTCATAGTTAAAGTTCTCTTCATTGTAAATTTTTACTCTTTCAATGAGATGATTTAGTGTATAATTTTTTCTAGCTCCAATTGTTGTGTCATCTGCAATATCGTAAAGTGTAGCTTTGGTCTTACTATTACTTTTACGTAAAACTCTTCCAATTGATTGCAGATTACGAATCCTTGATTTACTTGGTGATGCAAAAACTACGTTGTGAAGATTCTTGATATTGATACCAGTAGAGAATGTTCCATAAGAAGCTACAATAATTGCATTGTCTTCTCTTTCTGTAATTTCTCTTATCTCTTCTCTATGTTCAGCGTCAACTCCACCGTGAACAAAAAATACTTTCCTGTCTTGAACGGAATTATTTATGAGATTGTAAATTATCTCTCCGTGACTTTCTACCCGACTATAAAGTATAAGAGTATTTCCTTTCAAATCTAATGCAAGATTGTGAATAAATTTATTTCTTTGTTCGTGTTGAATGATGAATTGAACTTCATCTTCATAGGTCTCAAATTTTTGTGGCGAATGTTTGAGTAGAAGAATCTTGATATCAAGTTTGGCTAAATGACCCTTCTCAATTAATTCATCTGTACGTATGATCTTATATGCAGGTCCAAATAAACCTTCCAACACCCACTTATGAGTTTGTGTGCCATCCAATGTACCAGTAAATCCAAACCGATACTTTGCGTGATGTAACTTTGTCATTATACTGACAAGAGATTTACTCTTAAATAGATGAGCTTCATCTCCTATTACAACATTATACTTTTCAAAAAACTTGCGATCTAATTTATAGACAGATTGCCAAGTTGTGATTGTAACAGGTCGATCATCTGTCTTTTCTCTACCAGAGTAAACCTTGTGACAGTATGAATCAGAATCCCATCCATAATCTTCAAAGTCCTTGTACATCTGCTCTACAAGAGATGTCGTTGGAACAATTAGAAGGATATTTTGTCCTCTATCAATATAATACCGCACAAGAGAGTAAATCATCAAAGACTTTCCTGAGGCAGTCGGTGATATTAATAATTTTCTATTATGTTTTAATGCATCGTATACTCCCTCCACTTGATACTCTCTTGGAGTATGAGAACATATGGAGTTCATAAAATCTTTTACACCTTCTAATGAGATCATCTCATTGACTTCAAAAGGTGTGCCGTAATATTTGTTATTTACAAACTGATAATCGTAGTCGTATCTTCGACAGAAAGATACAATTTTGTCTAGAAGACCGACGTAGATCTCACCATTGGATTGATTGAAAAGTCTTATCTTACCGTCCCAATACTTATTTCTGTATTGGGGCATAAATTTTGCCCCAGGTACGTCAAAAGTAAATTCGTCACTGAGTTCGTAATAGACGTGAGGTTCGGCCTCAATCTTTAAGAATACTTCATTTTTCTTGGAGATACTAATCATATCCACGGATAAATTTTTGCCACTCAATAGCATTCTTGATCTGAAACGTCCTGTTCTGGATCGTTTTAATGATGTTCTCCAAAAAGTCAATCATCGTATCATAATACTCAATCTTGAGTTCGGCTTCAGTCAGTCTTTTGTCTGCATCCAAATATCTTTGTAATGCGTCTTTTTCTCTTACTTTATATGGAAAGGGATCTTCCACATAAATTTCTGGTTCAGCTTTTCCAGAATAGTAGAGATGACGTTCGTGAAGAATACTTTGATATTGTTTTTTGGCTCTTGCGCGGAGAAGCCTCAGATCATTGAATAACTGATAGTATTTAGAGTGCAACGAAGGGACCGCCAAAGAGGCGGTGTGCAATTCATCAGGATCGATCTGGGAATCTTTCTCCCACATCTCCTGAATTTTTTCAAGATTCATAATTCAGTGAAGTTTTTATCAAGTAGTTGGAAGATTTGATATTTGAAAGTTACTGATGCAGTGAAATATTGAATGTCACTTTGCGTGGCATCAAAATCAAGACTTGACAAAGTAACTGGAAACATACCTTCCAGTTTAACATATGCCTGAGGTCTTAGGTTACTGTTGAGTATCTGTAACATCCCATCAGAATATTCAGCATATGGATTTTCTCTATCACCAATTCTAGGATAGTATTCGTCTTCTTGTCTTAAATCAATAAAATCTTTTTGACTGTTTGGATATCCCAATCCAATCATCCACTTATAAATTTGTCTGTAATTTTCTAAGTCTTCATCAACAATAAAGTTGACGCGAAAATCATCGTAGACTAACTTATCGCCTGGGATATTAAGATCCTTTAAAGGATTTGGTTGTATTGCAGTGCCAAGTGTCAATCCAGGTAGATTTGCGGCAACAGCTAAAAAGTCAACCTTAGGGCATTTGTTTATTTTTAATTTAAATCCAACAGGTGAAAGAAAGTTTCTATTCGATACCTGTTCTAAACAAGGATTGCCTGACATCAGTTTTTTGACTATTTATTGGTTCTATAATAAATTTTTTCTTTACCCCAGGTCTTTGGATTACCACCCAATCCTTTTACCACGGCAGGGCCAAGATCGTGTGTAACATCGGGATTGACTGAACCCGTTTTTCCAAAGTCACCAACATCATTGACTTTAGCATTTACGGAACGGGTATTTGTTCCCATAGGAGCTCTGGTAAAAGAAACCTTAGTTCCATATGGTGTTGAAGGTTTTCCTTCACTACCAGACGGAGCTTGTCCTCTTGCATACTTAAAGGGCACGGCAACACTGGGAGAAGTAGATGTGTGTGGTTCACCAGTTGCAGTTATGTTGTTTGGTGTAAATCTATCACCAGGAACATAAACTGAAGATTTTCCTGGTTTCCAACCGTATCTTTGAGCTTCAGGGCCAGTGTGTGGTCTTGCAGTGAATTGACCAGTGGTTTTATTTAAAACACCAGACTGATAATTTTTATATGCAAGAACTTTACGTTCTGGAGGTTGTGGAGTAGTCCCTCTCAGAGTGTTGTAAATTTTATTAGTGATGCTCTGTGTACTTGGTAGTTGGGGATTCCACCACTGTTCGGTAATATTAATTTGACTACAGAACTCTTTGTATGTTTTCATTAGTCTGGTGAAATTTTCTTGATATTATATTTTTTAATATTAGAAGCTGTAACATCAATTTCTTTTTGTTTTTCTTGTGTAGATCTTAAATCAAAAGGAAGGGTTGTTCTTCCTGCCACAACTTGTTCTAAAAAGTCTTTAAATGATCTCATTTTTTCTTACCACCATTTTTAGCTTTCTTGGCAGTTGCATTACCACTGTTCTGTTTGGCATTAGCAGACTTACCTTTTTTGTTCTTGGGTTTGCCCATTGAAACGATGAGTCATAACACTCTATTTAGATAAAAAAAGGGGTCCTTTCGGACCCCTTGCACTTCCTTCACACAGAAGTATTTAGATCACATCAGGTTGGTAACCTTGACGCGACGATAGTAACGGTTAGCGTTCTGAGTCAGAGCGCCAAGACCCTGGGTTGTACCCTCAGCAAATGGGTTAGCAACCATACCGTAACGGGTCTTAAAGCCGATCTTAGGCTGGAAGCTGTTCTCACCAACGGCACGTACCATTTGGAGAGGAACATATGGGCAATAGAAGAGACCGGCGTCATAAGGTGAAGAACCCTTATAACCTACAACGTAGTAGTGGTTGGCCTCAGCACCGCCAGAGGCAGCATAAGGATCGATATAAACGCGATACTTACCATTGATGGTTCCAGCAAAGGTGTTGCCAGTGTCATCAACGTTCAGGTTAGCGTTCAGGGCAGGGGTGTAATCAAGTACACCAGCCATTGTGAGTGCCGAAGCAACATCAGCGGAAGTTACGATGATGTTACCCTTTCCTCTACGAGTTCTCTGAGCAATAGCGTTAGCGTCGCGCTCGATTTGGAACAGCAGACCCTTGAACTTCTCAACTGACCAACGACCGTTGGAGTCAACGTCCAGGTCAAAAGTACCAGCGGTAGCAACGTTAGCCTGAGCACCAGACTCAGCAACCTTGTAGATGGTACGAACAACTTCTCTGTTGATCTCAGCGAGGATTT